GAACGAATAGCACAGAAGAAAAGATTAGGACAACCAGCAGGTAAGCCAAGAAGAGTACAGGCAGTAAGGCGTAAAAAGAAAAAATGAGTTTAGAGCAAAAGATTTGTAACGAAATTAAAGCTTGGTCTAAATATGCCTTGGAAGTTCCTAATGAAAATTATAATAACCTACCATCATGTCCGTATGCAAAAGCAGCATGGAAAAATAACAAAGTAGGTTTTGCCTTAAAGACTACGAACAATTATGACATTGTTTATTGTTTAATTAACAACTTTAATGATTCAAAAGACCTTATAATAGTTATTGACTTATGTTCTGAAAACAATGAAATGTTTCATAATAATCTAACAAACTTAAACGAATTAATACATCAAAACAAATTCAATCAACAAGATATTTGGTTAATGGGATTCCATCCTGACGATGATGTAAACGAGCTTATAGATGATGGCTCATTTGATGAAATTGTCAGTGAGGAATATTCTTTAATATTCGTACAAAGACTAAGTAAACTTCAAGAAAGTGCAAATAAATTGAAGAAACTTGGATATTATGATAATTATTATAGTATGTACAATGTTGAAGACATCTATGAGCAACGTGAAAACTATTACAGGAGACTAAAATGGCAATGAGTCCAAGAAAAATGATGGCATCTAAAACCAAAAAAATGAGAGGTGGAGGAATGGCTATGAAGCCTAAAAAAATGAGAGGCGGCGGTATGGCTATGAAACCTAAAAAGATGCGTGGTGGTGGCATGGCTAAGAAAATGAAAAAAGGTGGTAAAGCCTAATGGCATTATCAAGCTCAACTAACTTTGAACTAGATGTAGCAGAGTATATAGAAGAAGCTTTTGAGCGATGTGGCTTAGAAGCTAGGACTGGTTACGATCTGCAAACTGCAAGACGTTCAATGAACATTATGTTGGCAGAGTGGGCTAATCGTGGTCTTAATCAATGGACTATTGAACAAAAGACTCAAGCCCTAACAGCATCTGATTCAGAGTATAGTTTGGGTACTGATATAATTGATATATTATCTGCTGTTGTTAGGAGAAGTGGCACAGATTTTAGTATGAGTAGAATATCAAGAGACACTTATACTAATATACCTGTTAAAACCACGACTGGAAGACCAACTCAATATTTTTTAGATAGGCAAATTACACCTAACCTTAAAATATATCCTGCTCCAGAAAATAGCACTGATGTTATTATTTACGATGCTTTAACGCGAATACAAGATGCTGATGCACAAGTAAATACAATGGAAATACCTTTTAGGTTCTACCCTTGTCTTACAGCAGGACTTGCTTATTATATAGCTATGAAAAAAGCACCAGATAGAATACAATTATTAAAAACAGTTTATGAAGAAGAATTTGAAAGGGCAATGGGTGAAGATAGAGATAGATCATCTTTTACAGTAACCCCACAGTTATCATATTATAAGGTTGGATAATGGCTTTTGCACAAGGAAAATATGCTTACAGAATATCTGATCGTTCTGGTTTTCGTTATCGTATAAAAGATATGAGAAAAGAATGGAATGGTAGCATTGTTGGATATGATGAGTATGAGGAAAAGCATCCACAGTTAACACCACCTAGAATAAGAACAGATTTAGAAGCAATAAGAGATGCACGACCAGACAGAACTGAGACAGCAGTTCCAAATTTGTTACCATTAAACCCATTTTCAACAACTTCTGGTTCTGGTACTGTTACAGTAAATGAACCAAATCATGGCAGATCTAGTAGTGATACTGTAAGATTTCGTGATGCAACTAGTGCAGGTGGTATACCTGCAACTACAATAAATGGTGCATCTGGCTTTACAATTACAAATATTGATACGAACAATTATTCGTTTTCTGCTGGTGTTAATGCAACAATTACACAGAAAGGTGGTGGAGGATCTGCAAGTGCAGGACCTGTCACTATTACAAACTAATGAGCTTTACTTTTACAACATTAAAGACGGCAATACAAGATTATACGGATAACAGTGAAGCATCTTTTGTAACGCATTTACCAGACTTTATAAAAGCTGCTGAAGAAAAAATATTTAAAGGTGTTGATTTAGATATATTTAGGAAAAATGTTACAAGTGCATTCACATCGTCAGATGAATTTTTATCTGTACCCTCTGACTATTTAGCTTCTTTTTCATTACAAATAACATCAACTGGTTCAGAAAGTTTTCTTCTACAAAAAGATGTAAATTATTTACGAGAATATACACCAGCCTCAACTACAACTGGTTTACCTAAATATTATGCTAGGTTTGATACGGATAACTTTATTGTGGCTCCTACACCTAACAGCAATTACACTTTGGAACTTCATTATTATTACAGACCCACATCTATAACTGCATCAAGTGATGGCACTTCTTGGTTAGGCACTAATGCACCATTTGCACTGCTTTACGGATCTTTAATAGAAGCTTATTATTATATGAAAGGTGAACCAGATGTAATTGCTCAATATGAAAAAAATTACGTCTTTTATATACAAAGATTAAAAGATTTAGGAGAAGCAAGAGAAAACACAGATGGATACAGAGTTGGTCTACCATCAAGACCAAGAACATAGGAGAATATAATGGCAACCTCAAATGCAGCAACCAATTATCTAGAGAGAAGAATATTACATTTTTTGTTTAAAAATAACTCTCTTAGTTTCTCATCACCAGGTGATAGTATTTATGTAGGACTTGCAACGGCAGTAAGTGCGGCTGAAACTGGATCATTAACAGAAGCAACTTTTGGTTCTTATGCAAGACAACAAGTTCCAGCGGCTAAATGGGACACTATTGGAGCAGACTCAACAGATACTCAAACTGCAAAAAATAATGACAGTATTGAGTTTCCAGCTTCTACAGGCACAGACAACACAATAACTCATGTGTTTATTGCAGATGCTTCAAGCAGTGGTAACATATTATTTGTAGGAGCTTTAGATGTAAACAAGACAATAGCAACTGGAGATATATTTAGAATTAATGCAAACAACCTAACAATAGAGTTAAAATAATGGCATTAACAATATCAGATAGAATTAAGGAAACTACTACTACCACTGGTACAGGCACATATACTTTAGGTGGTGCAGTTCTTGGTTTTGAAACTTTTACTGTTAATCTTAGTAACTCTGATACTACATATTATTGTTGCACAGATAATACTGACTTTGAAGTTGGTTTAGGTACGTTTACATCTTCTGGTACTACGTTAGCTAGAACGACCATACTAGCTAGTTCTAATTCTAATAATGCTGTTAACTGGAGTTCTGGTACAAGAACTATATTTTGTACAATACCAGCAGTTAAATCTGTAATTCTTGATGCAAGTGGTAATGCAACATTAGGTGCTGATTTGACAGTTACAGGTGACTTAACAGTAGCTGGCGATGATATTACTATGGGAACTAATACGTCTGGTCATGTATTGGTTGCAGATGGAACAAATTACAATCCTGTTGCAATAAGCGGAGATGTAACTATTGCATCAAATGGTGCAGTTACAATTGCTGCTGGAGCAGTAGAAAACTCTATGTTGGCGGATGATGCCGTAGGTGCTGATGAACTGGCATCAAATGCGGTTGTAACAGCATCTATAGTAGATGATAATGTAACCCAAGCCAAAATTGCAGATGACGCAGTTGGAGCGGATCAGTTAGCATCAAGTGCAGTCGTTACTGCCTCTATTGTTGATGCAAATGTAACTTTAGCCAAGATAGCTAATCAAGCTGCAAACACAGTTTTGGTAAGAGATGCTAATAGCTCTGGTGTTGTTTCTGCAAAAGCAGTTACAGACACACAAATATTAATTGGTGACGGGACTGGATTTACTGCCGCTGCATTATCTGGTGATGTAACAATGACAAATGCTGGAGCCGTTACAATAGCTAATGGTGCAGTTGAGAACGCAATGTTAGCTGATGATGCAGTAGGAGCAGATGAGTTGGCTGCCAATGCAGTAGTAAATGCAAGTGTAGCCTCTGGAGCTGCAATAGCATTTAGTAAGATGGCAGACTTAACGGCATCAAGAGCATTGGTATCTGATGGTAGTGGAGATGTGTCAGTAAGTGCTGTAACTTCTACTGAAATAGGATATTTAGATGGAGTAACATCTGCAATACAAACACAAATTGATACTAAAGCTAGTAAAGGTTTTGCCACAGCTATGGCGATTGCCCTTTAAAGGAGTAAATTATGGCACAAGATTTTGAGCGAAATACAGCAAATGCAGTTGGAACAAGTGCATCAACATTACGAACTGCAAACTCAGATGATGCTATAGTTGGTATTACAGTTGCTAATGTTCACACTGCACAGATAACAGTAGAAGTTTATATTAACGATGGCAGTAACGACATACATATTGTTAAAGATGCACCAATACCAGTTGGAGGTAGTTTGCAAATATTAGATGGTGGTGCAAAGATTGTTATGGTTTCAGGTGACGCTTTAAAAGTAAAAAGCAGTGTGGCAAGTTCAGCCGATGTTTGGGTGTCTGCTGTTGATGCTATAAGTACATAGGAGTATAAATGCCTTACATTGGAAACACCTCACCAGATAGATTTGTTACACCAAGAGCAGCATCAGTTTATTCTGGTGATGGATCAACGACTGCATTTACATTAGAAGTTGGTGTAGGAAGTGATGAAGAAATACTTGTTTCTGTAGATGGTGTTATACAAGAACCCTCAGTAGGTTATTCTCC